CAGGTGCGTATCCGCCTGCCGAACGATTACGTCGTTTCGAAGGGCGCTACTATCACGCCGCAGGCGACGAACGAAGCCAATACCACACTGGCGTTGACCGAGCAGGCGAATGTGCCCGTATCGTTCACGCAGCTGGATCTGACGCTTTCGCTGGACGACTTCAGTAAGCGGATTCTCGCGCCTGCGATGAACAATCTGGCCGGTCAGGTTGCAACTGACGTTGTGCAGGTTTCGGAGCAGGCTTCGGCTGCGGTCGCGAACTTCGACAGCAGCGGCAACGTGATTCAGCCGACGGCGCAGACGTTCCTGTTGGCCGGTGCCAAACTGACCAACAATAGCGCGCCGAAGGGTGATCGCTATGCTGTGCTCGATCCGATCACGCAAGCGAATGCCGTGTCGTCGCTCTCGGGCCTGTTCAACCCGCAGATCAAGATCAGCGACCAGTATCGCACCGGCATGCTGTCGAAAGACACGCTCGGTCTGGATTTCTATGAAGATCAGACGATCATCAAGCACACGACCGGTACCGCGACGACCGCGGCCGTCGCCGGCGCCGGCCAGACGGGCAACACGCTCGTGATCAGCGCGATCACCGGTACGCTGAAGAAAGGCGACATCATCGAAATAGCAGGCGTATTTGCGATCAACCGCGTGACGAAGCAGACGACCGGCGAGCTGCAGCAGTTTGTTGTTACTGCGGACGTGGCGAATGGCGCGACTTCGATTCCGATCTACCCGGCGATCACTCCGGGTAACGTCCAGTACGGCACCGTCACGGCGTCGCCGGCAAACGCCGCGACGATCACCCCGTACCTGCCTGCGGGCGTGACCCTTCGCAAGAACATCGTGTTCTACAAGGACGCGATCACGACCGCATCGGCCGACATCATTCTGCCGACGAAGGGTGTCATCGAGTCCTCGCATTCGAACTACAAGGGCTTCTCAATCGCGTACGTGAAGGCGTTCGACATCGTGAACTACCAGGAAATCTCCCGTATGGACTGCGTGTACGGGATGACGATGGTTCGCCCGGAATGGTGCTGCAGCGTCTTCTCTCCGCTGTGATGTAGCCCGCGCGCCCGGTGAGAACGCCGGGCGCTTTCTTCATTCGAGAAAGACCATGACCCCTTCTGAACTGGACCTGCGCAATCCCAATTTCCACAAGTTGCAGCGTGACGGCCGCAACTATACCGCTCCGTATGAGTTTCACGAGTACCCGAAGTGGGTAAAGCTCGCAGACGGAACGGGCATAACTGTGAACGACGCCGACGAGGAACTGGCCGCATTGGGCGAATTGTCCGAGGCTGAGCAATCCACTGCTGCTGCCGCCGCTGCTGGCGAGAATGCTGTACGGCGCAAGGCTGGTCGTCCCTCGAAAGCCGAGATCGAAGCGCGCGCGGCGGTCGCTGCCGCTGCTGCTGGCGCGTCGCAGCCGGAGGCCTGAGCGTGCCCACGACTGCCATTACGCCCAAGACCCTGATCAATCAGGCGCTCAAGAAAGCGAACGTATTAGGTGTTGGCCAGACGGCTGGCGCCGAGGACATCAACGACGCATTCCTTGAGCTGAACCTGATGCTGGCCGAGTGGCAGACTGACCGGTTTCTGGTTTATCAGACGGTCGATGTATCGTGCGCCGCGACCGGCGCGCAGTCGTACACGATCGGCCCCGGCATGAATTTCGATGTGGCCCGGCCAGATCGTATCGAGCAGGCGTTCGCGCGCCAGAATCCGACCGGCTCCCCGACGCCCGTCGACTATCCGCTAGAGACGCTGTTCTCGCGAGAAGACTACGATCGGATTCGCCTGAAAAGCCTCGGCTCGTGGCCGCAAGCCATCTATTACGACCGTGGTTTTCCGACTGGCAGCGTGTTCGTATGGCCGATTCCGAACTCGACGTTCGAACTGCACCTGACGCTCATGCAGCAGCTGCAGCAGTTCACGAATCCCGCGCAGGCGGTCAATCTGCCGCCGCTGTACAACCGCGCGATCCTCTACAACCTGACGGTGGTCCTGTACCCGATGTACGGATTGCAGCCTAATCCGGTGGTCGTGCAACTGGCAAAGAAGGCACTGAATCGGTTGCGAGGCACGAATGCGGAGATCCCTCGCCTGGTGTGCGGCGATGCTCAGGGTTCGACGAACATCTATGACCCGTACAACGCGGGTAGCAACTGATGGGCTCCGCATCGCGCGTTCCTCTCACGTCGGGCGCGTATCAGGCCCGCAGCCTGATCGCATCCGCGCAGCGCTGCGTGAACCTGTACGTTGAGGAAAACCCGAAGGATTCGCCGTTCCCGACGACGCATTATCTGATGCCGGGCCTGACGCTGCTAGGCGCCGTCGATTCGGCGCAGGGATGGAGGGGATTTTTCGCGGCTTCAAATGGCCGGTTCTTCGGGGTGAACGGGAACACGCTGTATCACCTGACCATGGCTGCCAACGGTTCGCTCGCGGCGAGCGCGCTGGGAACTCTGTCGACTGCATTCGGCCCTGTGTCAATGAACGACAATGCCGCGAGCCTGATGATGGTTGATGGTTCGCCGATCGGCTACACAGTGGATCTGACATCGCTCGAGTATGCGCAGATCAGCGATCCCGCTTTCTATGGCGCGAATCGCGTCGATGTCGTCGATGGTTATTTCGTGCTGAACCGACCCGCCACGACACAGTTCTATATCAGCCTGTTCGAGGGAATCACGTTTGATCCGCTCGATTTCGCTTCGAAAAACGGCTATTCGGACTTGCTGGTGGCGTGCATCGTGAGTCGCCGGTACGTCTGGCTGTTCGGCGCGCAGACGGCCGAGGTTTGGGCAAATACTGGCGCGTCGGATTTCACATTCGGCCGCCAGGACGGGATTTTCCTGCAGCACGGTTGCGCTGCGGCCGGATCGCTTCAGCAGATGGACGGATCGATATTTTTCCTGACGCGCGATCCGCAGGGGCAGGCGATGGTGATGCGCACCGTCGCGTTCGATGCGAAAAAAATCTCGACGTTTGCACTCGACTCGGAGTTGCAGTCGTACGAAGCGATAGACGACGCGACATCCTATACGTTCCAGCAGGGCGGCCATCTGTTTTATGTGCTGTCGTTTCCGTCGGCCGGTCACACGTGGGTGTACGACCTGTCTATCGACCAGTGGTCAGAATGGGTTTCGATCGACAACAATGGCGACGAACAGGCGCACCGCGTCTCTGCCGCAGCATTCTGGAATGGGATGCATATTGGCGGCGACAGGGAAAACGGCAACCTGTACTTGATCGATCCGGACGCGCTAACCGACAACGGTACACCGATCGTTCGCCGTCGCGGCTTCCCGCACATGGTCGACTCGGGCAACCGTGTCATGTATCGCGAATTCATCGGAGATTTCCAAGTCGGCGCGGAAGAATCGACAGCACTACCAGGCGACACCACTGTGTATTTGCGGTGGAGCGACACCAAGGGCAAGACGTGGAGCAACCCGATCGCTTCCGATCTCGGACCGCTGGGCTTCTATCAGCGATCGGTCCAGTTTCAGCGGCTCGGGATGGCCCGCGACCGCGTGTTCGAGCTGTTCTGGTCCGCGCCGGTGAAAACCGCGTTGAATGGCGCATTTGTTGCAGCCACACCCGCAAACGAGTGAGAGTCTTATGGCACTGAATGTGAGCGCACGCATACCGGATTTCAGCGTGCCAATGACGCGGGCTGATGGGACGCCTACAGAAGTGTGGTTTCAGTACTTCCAGAAATTGAGTTTGCGAACCGGTGACAGCCCCGGTGTTGATGTGAGTCAGTTGCAGCAAGACCTGAATACGGTCGAGGGCGAGGTTTCCGATCTCGACAGCCTGATTAGTGCCGCGCCTCCGATTAACGCGCTGGTCGTCACGCTGATCGCGCGCATTGTCATGCTCGAGCGTGGTGAGTCCGCTGTGGTTTCGCTTCCGCAAACGGCGATCGTGGGCGCCCGCGTGCTGCCCGATCCGGTTTCTCACGCTGCAAACGCTACTGGCTATTTGCCTGATCCGGTGGCGCCCCCTTCGACGGCTCTCAAAGTAACCGGTGCCGGTTCGCTCGAAACCAATACGGTGCTTGGGAGTGGACCGGGCTCGACAACCGGCACGTTGACCAATGCTCCTGTCGCGGGCAACCCCACGAAGTGGATTCCCATTAACGATGCCGGCACGGTTCGGCATATCCCTGCATGGTGAAAAATGGCATCGAACTGGATTCAACTTTGTCAGGCAGTACTCGGCGCGTCAGCAGCATCGGTATATGGGCCGGTCCCTGTGAATACGCAGATCGCGGTGCATGCAGCGCAGGCCTACAACCCCGGCGCAACTCCGGTCGTGGTCGATGTATTCATCGTTCCGACAAGCGGGACCGCTGCTGATGCAACGCACGTCGATCGAGTGCAGGTGTCCGCCGGTGCGGCGCAACCGGTCGCCGGCCTGATCAACCAGAAACTGACGCCGGGAATGTCGCTGTTTGCGGTCGGCACCGGTGTGACGTTGACTGTTTCCGGCATTGCAGTCGGATAAGGAGAAGAGCATGGCTACGAGGAAAGGCCGCAGCATGGTTTCGGAAGATGACAGTTGGCGCGCGCAGTCCGACGCGGATA